CACCGGGACCGACGCCTCGGCATTCGATGCGAGCCACACCACCAATTGGTGGCGTTGCACTGGCGAAAGGTTACAAGCTATGGTATCCAAACCTGTTTGGAAACTGGTCCAGCCCACGTTTGACGAGTTGAGAACTAGCAAGCTCGTCATCTTTGGCCTTCAAGCTGATGGAATTTTCCGTCGTAAAGCCAAAGTTGATGGGATGAATGGCACCGGTCACTCTATGACGGCCAGTCTCAACTCCACAAGTATGAGGAATCTGATCATGCTCACACTCATCCTCGATTTTGGGTTCACCGTTGAGGAAGCCCATTATTTTATCCTAGAACATGCGATGGTTGGAGGAGATGACGGATTGTTTGACCCAGCTGACCTGCCCATACAAGCTGGGGACAAGGCTGCCGTATGGCTCCACGCATTTAGGAACAGAGCGAAGACCTGTGGATTCGATCTCAAAGAGGAGCTTTTCCCAAAAACTAGGTTCAATTTCCTGGGAAGGTACTGGCGCATCGTCGAGGCTGACGGACTTGCCAGTTCGGTGACTGATGTCGAGAGGGCCTTGCGCAAGTGGCATTTGGCTAGTCGGCCGGGTTTAGAGTGGAAGGAGCACGTGCGGAACAAGGTCATGGGCTTTCTCGCCACGGATCCGTCCACTCCGTTGATCCAGGAGATTTGTCAGGTTCTGTTGCCGCTAGTCGAGGACGGCACTAGTGTGCCAGAGTACTCATACTGGGCCGCCAAGGTTGTGGAGCTCGATGTGCCATACTATCAGCACGACGAACATATGGACGCGGAGGCCGATCGGATTAAGGCTGCTTTCAATTTGAACATCGTGGATGAATGGCTTTGCGCTTGTAGGGACGCGAAACATTACATCAACCCGTCTCAATACTTGGACTACGCCGGACAAGAGGTGGATCATTTGGACCACCAGTACGTGACTGACTTACCCGGAGTACCGCCACCGTTTCTTCCGCCCACACCTGCCGCTCCCGTCCCCGTGCCGGGTGCTCCTGTGCCCAGTCCACCCGCTGTACCAATCAAGCTCACCATAGACGAGGCTAAGAAGGCCATCGCTGAAGTCGAAGCCGCTGATGTCCGAGAGGCCGATAAGAAGATGGAGCAGTACTGGGCAGCTTTTTTCTCAGACGCGGAAAAGCATTCCGGAACCGCACCTCAATCTCCGCAGAAGGCAAATACCCACAAGTACACCAAAGCGGAGAGGCGTGCATGGCAGAAACAGAAGTCCAGAGCTGGGAAACTAGCTCGAAAAGCTGCCGGGCAGAGGCGCCCACGCCCGCCCAACAAGCGTGAGGCAGTGTTCGATCACACCAAGGGCAATCAGGGTGAGGGACCGACGTTGTCAAGAAAGGAGTTGCCCTTCGACGCCACTGGCTTAGAAGGTGATGGACCTTCCACGTCCCCACCTGTTCCGCAGGACATCTTCTCTCCTCGTGAGTTGATGCCCTTGTCAATCAACGCACACGTCCCCGTCCTTATTGACATGACTTCTTGCCCCATTTGTGCCGGTTACGCCCCGTCGGAAGTCATTGGCCCCCCCCCCCCCTGTTGCGTAGGGGAAGCAGTTCGCGCTGAGGTCGTCAACACGTGCGATCTGCTCACCACTGTCTCAGGTGGTGAGAAACTCGAGCTCCCTTTGGAGTTTGAGCCCGTCAGTTTTACACCAACTGTCGATTTGGAGCTGCCAGAAGAACCCAACTGGCTTAAACAAGCTCCTCCTGCGGTTAAAAGGAAAACCACCGAATCGCTGATTTTCAGGACTCAAAAGCGAAAGTGTGGAGGGGCCAATTTGGTGATGCTTACTTTGATTTGCATCTGTATGCCCCTTTCGTTGGTGGCGGGAGACGTCCCGTGTAATTTAAATTCCAACACTCTCAAGCCTCAAATCGTAGGATACTCTGCTAGTGAAAACAGTCACTTATGCATCAATATGCCTCGCAGCAAAGCCAAAACATCCAATCCCGTGGGCCAAGTGATACGCCAAGTGGGCAGGTTAGCCCTGCCGGTAGTCGAGGAAATGGGCCGGGATTTGGTCCAGGAGACGATTGGCACGTTATCAAAGCGCAAGGGCAAGGAAAAATCCAAGAAGCTCCGAGCCAGACAGGCGCCGCCGCGTTCACGCGAACGGTCCATGTCAGCGGCCCTCGCAACCAGCACAGTTGCGTCCGGTTCCACAATTCACGAAGGTAAGACCAAAGGTGATGTCACAATGTTTGATGGATCCGTCCTAGTTGGGCATTTAGTCCTCCTTGCAGATTTCGCTTCTGACTCCGTGCGCATCAACCCTACCAATGCCCGCCTCTTTCCTCAGCTCGCTGAGGTAGGCAAATTGTTCACGGAATACAGGTTCGAGTCTCTTAACTTTGTGTTCACCAACCCTGGGCTGCCCACGACTAGGGAGGGGCAGTTTGTGGCCGGCATCAGTTACGACAGTGATGCCGTCAATCCTGACAGTATAGAGGTGATTTTCAATCGTGATGACTCTGTGAAAGGACCGTTGTGGCTCGCTCGCACCGTTCTCAAGTGCACCCAATTGCCCAAAAGCTGGAATCTTATTTCCAACGATCTGGCTCCCGGCAGTCGACGTGGGGTTGACATTGGATGGTTGTTGCTTGGCACTACTCCTTTGAGTGGTTCTGCCGTTGACAATGCATCGGAAATAACGGTTGAATATCGTGTTTCGCTACGTGGGAGGCGCCCAGACCCTACCCTCAGTGGTCCTACATGCAAGAGTGCCGTCGTGCTCATGGGTGAAACCAATGGGTCATATGCCACAGGCGTTACCACTTACCCTACATGGATGAGTCCGCTCCCTGGTCCTTTCGAGGTCCTTCATGAGGATTTCACGACGGTTCCTTTAGCTGGGTTCTACTTGCCCAAAGCCCAATGGAAGCTGTCTTTCAACATGAGGTTCAACTTCACGGTGGCTCCCCTCATTGATTACTCGATTGCAATTGTCATTCGGCGTAACAATGTTGTTGGGAGCATTGTGTCCACTCACAACTTTCCTTATCCTGCGGGCACGACAGCCGGTAATATCACCGGATTCTCCATTGTTTCGAGTGAGGGTTATTCCTTGCCCCCCGACGCCGATGACGCTAATAGCGTTTTCGCGCTCTCAGTCCTTCAGGCATCAGGCCAGTCTATGCTCCTGTATGGGTACACCGACCAGTACCGGCGGGTGCTCATGGCTGAAGAGCTATGAGCCGCGTGACATATTATCACACAAGCAGAAAAACAAAAACCAAATAAAAAGAATAGAGAGATTAGTATGAATGAGAAGTCCC